TATAGTAAAGCTAAAATGAGTAGGCTCTGGTGAACTATTACAACCTACAAAATTACACAAGCAGATTGGTTTGTTAGTGTAGTTTGCGTTATAACAAGACAAGCGTAAAAAGGTACCGCGTAACCGCCTTAACTGGAAACAGTTGCTTAAACCAATGTGACATGGGGGTCTGAGTCAAGATCAAATGTTTTTTTCTTAGCCGGTAAAACGGCTAAGTGTGACTGGTAAATCTTAGTCAAGTAATCAACTATGTTACCAAATGATACTTCACTATAATTCACTATAATAACTTTAACTATCTTGTATAAGATAAACTGAATGAGTAGAGCGAAGCGATACGAAATTCAAGAGCGAAGTATTCGCTCTCCCAAGGATGTATGCAATTTAGATTAAATGAGTATTAACGACCACGAGCAATGCCCTTCTTGCCGTACATGGTTTCTGTCTTATCTTTTATGGCTTCACTAAGCACGAGTCTTTCGAGGTAGGTCATGTTCCAGATTGTCTCTGGATCCACTGGTCCCCAAATGCTTAATGTAGATACTTCTTTAATTAAGGCTCTTGCGTCTGATTCAATTCCGTCGATAAAGTTTCTAATCTTTCCTCTATCAACTCCGAGCATCAAGAGCCGTTGGCGAAAAAACTTGTGGGATCAAACAGCATATCTGATGTATAGTCCTCACCACAGTGGTCACACTTTACTTTAACTGTTCGAGTAATACCAAACTCGCCAAATCTTTTTAACTCTGCATCTAGTCGTTCGTTGCTTGCACGATCTAGGTTTTTAACCCACTCAAAAATATGATTGTAGTTTGTTACTTCTGTACCATCTGGCAATGTCACTGAAATAATGCTTTGTGCAAGTGTTTCTTGACTTAGATCAACTAGTACATTATATCCATTGTTGGCAACATCTGCTTTTTGGTCTACACTTGAATTTTCGTTTGCTTCCATGGCCTGCAACTGTCGCATGGTAGTAAATTGTATGCGAAGAAGGCGACTTTGCGCTTCTAATGTATACGGTTTCAGTGCTACTTGTACACCTGTACTAAGCGTAACTAGGCCTACATCTTCTGGAATTTCCTTAATAGTAGCAAGTATTCCACCTAAACCAACAGTGATTCTTTGTGATTTACCTTTGCTTTGCTCGCATCCGTGACTGACATCTAAATCCATATCATCACCATAGCTGGCCATACGCATGGCTACTAGGATGGCATCAATGTCTGGTGCTGGAATTTCATTGACATTTTTAATGTCTGGGCAAACACTTTGTATTACCTGTTTTAATGCTTCTCCGTTTAACAGCGAATCGGGGTTTTTTAATGCCAATTCATCTTTGGCAGTCATTGGGTAAACTGCCAATTCATTTGTGTCTGACATCTTGGGTGCAATCTTATAGAATCTTCCTTTTGAAGGAAGTTCAATATAAGTGCCCGGTCGGCGGTAATATCCTGCCAACGGATTGGCTACTGTTGCCTTAAATGGCTGTTTTAGTGGGTTTTGATTATCCATGTACTTAATCCTTAACGGTAAATAGGATCATACGCCTATTCGCATAATCTATTTATGTGCTAATATAATGGCTACAGGACCGTAATTTAATGAGTGATCTGACCGAAGATACAGGCCGCGATTTAGCCAACGCAGTTAAGCGACTGACTGAAAAGATGAGCGGCATGTCAGAAGGCATGGGTCGAGGCACCGGAGGCACAAATGCTGGTCCTCCATCTAAGACATCAAGTAATAAAACAGTTTCTAAAGATCTGGCAGAATTAGAATCTAGACTAGAGACATTGAACAAAGAACTCAAGCTCACAGGATCACTATCTAAAAAGGATAATGATGAGCGCGAAGCACTGACCAAAACCATAAACAAAGAAAGAGAAGCGCATGAAGATCTAGCACAGTCAATGAAGGACACTGGCAAGTCTTTTAAAAGCTTTGGTGCTGGTTTATTAACTGGCAAAGGCGGACTAGAAGGAGCCTTTAGTAGTCTAAGTTCAGATTTAAAATACAGCGGGTCAGTTGTAGGAAAAGCCCTGGGTGGCTTTGCAGGTGGTGTAAGTTTTATGCTTACTGCACTGAACGAATTTGCAGACGATGCTAGACAACTAGGCGGCTTTGCTGACCTTGGTGCATTTAAAATTGGCTCTATTAAACAAGCAAAATTAATGAGCGGCCTTGGTGACAATTTTATCAAAGTGCTTGAACAAAGTCAAGGTGGCTTTAAGGCCTTTGGTAAAAATTCACAAGAATCAGTAGAACGACTCAGCGAACTGGCCAGGGGCTTTAGAATGGGTAGCGGTGTTATCAGTAGCTCGCTTAGTAAAAATATTGGACCAGAATTAACAAAGACAATGAATAAGGCCGCAAAGTCAACTGCGGCCATGGGCCTAACACAAGAAGATCAGGCAAATGTAATGGGTGCGCTAAGTTCAACGATTGCGTTGACTGCCAAGAGTGAAAAAGAAGCACAGCAGATGATGGTTAAGCAGTATGCTGAAACTGTTGATAGTGCTAGAACATTGAGTAATGCATTTGGTACAAGCTCTAAAGAAATTTTAAAGAGCATTGAAAACTTTAAAAAGAGTACAAGTGGACAAGCGGCCGCACTCCAAGGAGTTAAAGGTGCAGAAGATATTAAACAAGCACTGGCCGCCGCTGGTGTAAGCAGTAACGAAGAAGATTTGAATCGCATGGCATTGTTAATTGCCAAAGGTGATACTGGTGCGGCAGCGACTTATGCAAATCCTGAAGCAATGGCAAACTTCCAGGCAGTAACAGGAGCAGTTGCTAGTGCCAAGCAAATGAACAATGGCGTTGTAGATGCGACCAGTTTAGCAAAAGGCATGCAAGGGCAACGAGGTAATCTTGAAGCAATTTCAAACAGTAGATCGAACCTTGGAGCAAAAGGAACTGAAGCCTTATTTGATGCAGGTGTAGCCGCAGGAACATTGGCTAAAAAACTAGATCTTCAAGCAAGAGCCGCAGCCGGTGATGCGGCAGCTAAAAAAGAATTGGAAGGAATGTTTAAGACTTCTGAAGCAAGTAACATACAATCAATGGATAACTTGTCAGATTCTCTAAGAAGTTTGCGTAATGTTCTAATTGGATTGACTGCTGGTATTGTGGGCTTAATTGGAATACTACCAGCGGTGTTGGCATCAGGTGGCATAGGTGCATTCATGACAGGTGGTGCTGGATCTGTTAAAATGATTATTCCAGCACTGATGGACTTTGGAAAAAGTATACTAGCAGGAACAGTGGCCATGTGGAAAAACGCAGGCGGGCTTGTTGGAATGGCCACTTCAATGGGCAAATTTGTTGGCAGTCTAGTAGCAGGAACTATAGCCGCATATCGAAGTGCTGGCGGGTTTACTGGAATGCTACTGTCAATGGGCAAATTTAGTATGGCCTTGCTTTCTAGTGCAGGGGCAATGATAAAAAATCTTGCTGTTATGGCCTGGACAATATTATCAACAGTTATACCAGCACTGGTTGCAATGGCGACATCTGCATGGGGATCAGTGGTAGGCAGTTTTGGCAAGCTTGGAAAATTTATTGGACCAGTTGTTGGTTGGTTTGGAAAATTGGGTCCGTGGATTGCTAGACTGGTGCCTATGCTAGGTGGTATGGTAGCTGGCCTTGGATCAATTCTTGGTGGAGTTGCCACAGCAATTGGCGGTGTATTAGCCGGCATCACTGCACCAGTCTGGGGAATTATTGCGGCAGTAGTTGCAGTAGGTGCTGGTGTCATTTATTTCTGGGATGAAATTGTCGAAGTTTCGAGCAAGTTGTGGGATGGATTTAAAAATCTAGTAGGCTGGTTTGCAGATGGCGCAGGTGCAATATGGAATTCAGTTACAGGATTTTTTAGCAATGCACTGGGTGGATTCATTGACATATTGAAATCAGGAGCAAGCGGTATATGGAATGTGATTACTAAACCATTTACCAGTTTGTTTGGATGGCTGGGCAATTCGTGGCTAGGTAAAAAACTAGGCTTTGGTGGAGGAGAGACTGCATCAGCTGAACCAGATACAACAACACCAACAGCCTCAACTAATACAGCAAGTCTGGCAACTGGCATGCAAAGCCAACAGGCAAGTTTTGAAGCATTATCTTCAAGCACTCCAGTAACTACTCCAATTGCAGGAACTATTTCTGAAAGACAATTTGCAAGTATCAGTACTCCGAGTGTAGATAGTAACATAACAGGTAATATTGTTGCAAATCAACAGGCAACTACAGGACCAAAAGACGATCCAACATTTACACCAGAAACTGTTGGACAATTGATGAGTATGGTTGCATCTATACAAAATGATATGGCCGCAGTTAGAGGTAACACAAGACCAGGAATCAGTGATGCTCCGGTTAGACTAAGTTAAAAATATAAGGTAAGTAACGCTATGAGTTGGAGAAAACATTTTAAAATTTGGGAACCAGAAGGTGAACTAAAAGAAAACGGCCGTCAAGCCGTGCAAGGTTCGTCTGCAAAATTTGCATCTTGGTTACAAGATGTATACACTGGCCAGCCAAACCGTGTTGAACGATATGTTCAATACGATCAAATGGATCAAGATAGTGAAATCAATGCGGCACTAGATACTATTGCTGAATTTTGTACACAATCTGAACCAGACACAAATTTACCTTTCCGAATCATGTGGAAAGATGATCCAACAGATAGTGAAAGCAAAATTGTACAAGCATCACTTAAAAAGTGGTGTGCCATTAACAAAATGGATCAACGCATATTCCGTACATTTAGAAATGCAATCAAGTACGGAGATCATTTCTTTTTGCGTGATCC